GCAGTTTCTGCTGCTAACGTATCTAATTCATTTGTAGTAATACCATCATATATCCCTTGTGTTACTTTTAAAGTAATTAATGTTGGATCAATATATTCTTTATCTAAATCATCACAAAAATATTGTATTCTCTTTGTAATTTTATCATATCTCATTTCCTCTAAGGAACCGTCTCTTTTTTTTACCTTCATTTTTTATTAAAATTCTATATCGTCAATATTATTTATGTCATCAATTGAACTATTAGTCATAATTCCCGCTTTTTGATATTCGGCAACTCTTTTTTCAAAAAAGTTAGTTTTACCTTGAATAGCAATATTCTCCATAAAATCAAATGGATTTGCAGTGTTATAAACTTTAGATACGCCTAAAGAAACTAATAATCTGTCAGTAACAAATTCTAAATATTGTGACATTAATTTTGAATTCATACCAATAAGACTAACAGGTAAAGATTCAAGAATAAATTCTTTTTCAATTTCTAATGCTCCACATATAACTTCTTTAATTCTTTCATCCGTTAATTTATTAGTTATATGGTTCATATATAAATGACAAGCAAAATCACAATGCATACCTTCATCCCTTGAAATAAGTTCATTGGAAAAAGTTAAACCAGGCATTAATCCTCGTTTTTTTAACCAAAAAATAGAACAAAAAGAACCTGAAAAAAATATACCTTCAACTGCGGCAAATGCAACTAATCTTTCAACAAATGATTCAGAATTAATCCATTTTATTGCCCAATCAGCTTTCTTCTTAACAGATGGTATTGTATCAACCGCATTAAACAAATGATTTTGTTCTACTTTATCTTTTATGTATGTGTCAATTAATAATGAATACGTTTCACTTTGACTAGTTAAAATACCGTTAAATACCCCCGCATGTTCTTTTGGTTCGTTAAAACAATATGTCATTTCTTCAATATTTTCATCACTAATAGATTCTATTCTTATTAATTTTCTTTTTTCTTTAATTTTGGATTTACTTAATAAATTTAACCTTTTTGTATTTAATCCAAGATTTAGTAATTTATTTACAGACGACGTTGTTATGTATAAACAGTATGTTGGTTGTGTTGGATAGTTTTCGTACCCACCTTTACCATTTGGTAAATAAGACGTACCTTCTTCTTTAGTTAATTTTAAATTTGATTTAATACCTAATGTGGTTAATAATAATTTAACTTCTTTTATAAAATCTAAATTAATAGAAGTATACTGTATTGATGTAGCGGTTTTTGATTTATTCAAATTTATACATCCATCTGCGTCAAATAAACCACTCAACCATTCTAATTTAGTTTTTGTTGAAAAATTAGTTGGTACAAAATATTTCTCTTTATTTATTTTATCTGTTAAATAAAATTTAAATTTATCTTTATTATCATTTTCTTTTACATTAAAATATTCAAATAATTTTTCTTTATCACCATATAGTTTTAAGTAGGGGTATCCATTACTATATGACCCATCACCACAAAAGAAACCATGTATATATGGGTTAATGAATATTTCAGGATCAACCACATCAATTAATGGTAAATCAAAATCATGAACAACATCACCAATTTGTAGATTTTTTGTTTCAATTAATTCTCTCTTTGTTCTTTCGGGATGTAATTGATTCCCTGTCCTAATAAACCATTTATGCCCATCAGTACATCTAATAGTAGTCCCGTCACTTAATTTAACACTGTAAATTTTTTGGACCCCTGTTTCTTCAATTAGTACTTCAGAAAATTGTTTTCCATTCCATACATTAACTTTATTATTAACTAAATTACCAATTTCAATTTGACCTTTATCTGTCAATATTTTAGTTTCTTTTGATACGCAATGTATGTTTTCCATCATTATTTGAAAACCATAAAAGAACTTTGCTTCTGTATATTGTACTTCATTAACAAAATTCATTGCTAAATTTTCATTTACAATACCATCTGATGCTGCAAAAAACGCTAATACGTTTTTAACGAAATATTTTTCATCATCGTTTAATTTATTTTCCCAATCAGTAATATCTTGACCTAAATCAATCTCTTCAGCGGTCCAAAAACACGCTTCTTGTTGTTTATAGTAGTTCCAAATATCGTTATGTTCGATAGGAAAAAGGACAAAACGTCCCTTGTTTTCTTCTAAAATTTTTTCAATCATTTTAATATATTTTTTAATTACGGTTTAACATTTCTTGTCTTTGTTTAAAGACCTCTACTGCCCTATTCATGTTAGTTTTTACTTGTTCTTCTTTGTGTCCAAGTAATGTTGTCTGTGTTTCTGTATCTATTTCAAGTAATTTATTATCAAATTTACAATTATTCCATATAACACCATCTTGTCCAATACGTGACTTTAACAAAGTTAACGTAGCTAAATTGTGTTCTTTTTGTTCCATTGTTTTACCGATAGACAAAACGATATGACCAATTTGTGCCTTTTTTATAGAACCTCCCATTTGATTAGTTGTAACAACTTCAGAAGAAATTGAATTTCTATTTCCTTGTGTTGCCGTCCATATTGCAATATTAAATTCACTTGTCATTGATTCTAAACTCCTCATTACCGATCCCTCACCTTTCCATTCTTCGTTATAATTTGTTTTTTCAGGTACAATACAATCAACATAATCTATAACTAATAGATCAACCTTTTTACCATCAGAAATGTGTTTTCTAATTCTAGATTTAATATCGGAAATAGTTACTGAATCACTTGGTAATTTTAATAAACTTAGTGAACCTTTACTTCTTTTTTTAACTCCATTAATCATTTCTTTCACTTCTTCCCTTCTATGAGATTGTTCATCAGGTTCAATACCCGACCAAATGGTAAAATGTTTCCTTTTTATATTTACTTGATTATCTTCAAAAAATATTTGTAAAACATGAAAATCATGATTATACGCTGAATTAGAGAACTTAGTTAACATACTAGTTTTCCCAACTCCTGTTGGTGCCAGTACTATTCCAAGTTCACCCCTACCTATACCACCTTTTAACATGTTATCAACACCACTAATACCTGTTGGTAAGGTTTCTCTATTAGTACCATCTAAAGCGGTATCTATATCATCAAATATATCAGTTGATTCTTCTACAGGTAAACCAACTTGTAATGCTTTTTGTATGATATTTTCAATGGTAGGATATTCATGAAATTTACCGTTATCAATTATTGAATTTATTTTTTTTAATTCCTTTTTTAAATTCTGTTGTTTACAAAAATTTAATGCCTCATCTTTAACTATTTCAGTTTCTTCTTTATTATTTTTAATACCTTCTAAAGTATCTAAATGAATTCTACCATTTTCTATAGAATTAAATTCAGAAGTCATCTTTAATGATAATGATTCAAAATTTGGTGTTTTAGAATACTTTGTATAATATTCTTTAATATTTTCACAAATGAATCTAAATGAAACATTGTCGAAATATTTACTCTCAATTACATCTATTATTTGTTCACCATACTTTTTATCCTCTATAATCGCTCTTAATAAAGATTGTTGAAATAATGTACCAAGAGTACCAAAATTTTTGTCGTTCATTTTATTTTTTTTAAAGTTCGTAATTTAAATATGTTGTTTCCAGTTCTCTTGAAGATAATATATCTGTAAGGTCAGTTAAATATCTTTTTAGATATGGTCGAATATCCACGGTATATCTTACTTTTGGATGGAGAAAATAAGCAGGAAATATTCTCTGAATAAATACGTCCTCATTTATTTTAATCTCAAGTAAAAAGTTCTCCTTGTCCCTATTTTCTGTTTCTTCCACATTTTCTAAACCACCATAATATTCGTAGTTTTCATATAGAAAATCAGAACTTTTTATTACCAAATGTTCAGATATTTCTTCACAAATATTTTTTACATATTCGTGTAAATCCATCGATCTTAATGCTTTTGGATTGTAATCTTTTACATTAAAGTATCTTTGTACGACGATATTTCCTTCTAAACTTAAAAGGAACTCAAATTTAGTTAAATCTTGATTATTCATGTGTTTTTATTTTTATTATTTTTTTATTTTTTTCTTTTCGTATTAATCTTAGAAATGGATTTAAAAAATTAACCCACGCATCATCAGATTTTGCTAATAAAAGATGTAACCCATCTTCCATCATCATTTTCATTGTGTTTTTATAAGACCTACCTTCAG